AAAATAAAACTGTTAGACAACTCATTTGTAACCACTTGGAAAAATTATGTTACAAGAACTTCACAACGATTGCCAAATTTAGGTTGGTCGATAAACCCACACAATATAACTATACAGATGGACAAGAATGTAAATTACAGATTGTTCATACTGAATCTGCTAAAATCATTTATATTATTAGGTAAGCATTATAAAATTGATTTCAGTAATGAAATAGCAGAATTAAAAGTGTTAATAGTGCATTATGATGTTCTTACTCAACAGCATTTGAATAGATGGCATAGACATTTTACAACACTTGCTAAGTTTTTAAATCCATTTGAAACTGTTGCAACTTTTACTGATACTCCCCAATCTGTTGTACACCGCGCTATACACGAATTGAATAATAATACACATTTATTAGAAACATTGACTTATCCTAAATTAAGTAGAATAACTAAACTTGTACCAGATCATCTATATTATGGTCTACATTCAGCATCTACTAGAAATTTAGAAAACAATGAAGAAATTTGGGGAACAGAAACAGTAGAATACATCAAAGAAGATTTCGATTTTAATACCCAATCATATAAACACACTGTATGGATAACCGATGATATTTTAGGTAAGGATCATTTTAAATGTTGGTTCGAAGAAGATGATCCTATCAATGATGATATTACCGGTAATATATTGATGACACCCAATGTTACATTCGACCCAAATAGAATATTTGAAAAAACAATAGATGACCCAGAATTTAGAAAATTTGTATCTGAGTCAAATAAAAATCTCAACCGTTATCCTATAGGTGATATCGAAAACACAAATGATATACCCTGGAATATTATAACTAGTTTTAAATTAACCACAATTGAACTTGACAGCAGACAATTGTGGAAGTGTGCATAACCATAATTATTGCAACATAAATCATTATGTGCTATAATGCATAGATGATTAAGTTAACAGTTCCATTACCCAAAAGTATCACAGTCGCTTGCAGTGGCGGTGTAGATAGTATGGCAGTTGTTGACTTTTTAAGTCGCAAGCACGAAGTAACAATTGCCCATTTTAATCACAGAACACAAAACGGTGAAAAAGCCAGTGAGTTTGTTTCTATGTATTGCGGTGATAACAATATTCCTATGCTATACGGATCACCTCGCAGTCAAAAGGGTAGTAAAGAAAGTCAAGAAGAATACTGGCGTAGAGAACGCTATGAATTTTTAAGTGACCTTGGTCCAGTAATCACTTGTCATCATTTAGATGATTGCGTTGAAACATATATTCATTCTGCACTTAATGGCACACCCAAAGTTATTCCATTAACACGCAACAATGTATTACGCCCATTCTTAACTACACGCAAACAAGAGTTTATCTATTGGTGTGAAAGTCACAATGTGCCTTGGATCGAAGATGAATCAAATAAAAACTCACGCTATACCCGAAACTATATTCGCAATGAACTAATGCCACACGCATTACACGTTAATCCAGGATTACATACTTTGGTCAAGAAGATTGTACAAGGTAAGCAAAATACTTGACTTCTCTACGCAAGCCAAGTATACTAACTAATTATTTAAGGAAAACCTATGTCAGATTATAACAGAACCTTCAACGGTGAAGCAAAGATTAAACTAACTCAACTAGTCAATGAGGGTATGACTGTATTACACGAAATTGATACGTTGAATGGTGGGCTAAACGATACTATCAAAGCAGTTGCGGAAGAACTAGAAATCAAAGCTAGTACGTTGAAGAAAGCAATTAAAATTGCACACAAAGCAAGTCTCGGTCAGACTAACAAAGACCACGATGAACTCAACACAATCTTGGAAACTGTGGGCAAAACACTTTGAGTTACGTTGACGCTATTCACAGCAGGGATGAGGATCGTATCTACGTAGTAGAACGGGATAATAACGGCAAGCGTCAATATAAAGAATACCCTACTAATTACGTATTGTATTATCCCGACCATAAAGGTAAACATCGTAGTATCTATGGAGATCCAGTCAGTCGTTTCAGTACACGCAAACGACAAGAGTTTGAAAAAGAAAAGCGCATCCATTCAGGTAAGAAATTATTTGAAAGTGATATTAATGTAGTGTTTCGTTGTCTTAGCGAAAACTATCTTAAAGTTGATGCACCTAAACTTCATACCTGCTTCTTTGACATTGAGGTAGACTTTGATCCTGAGAAGGGTTTCAGTCCTACTAGTGACCCATTCAATCCTGTAACTGCTATCAGTTGTTACTTAGATTGGCTAGACCAATGCATTACATTAGTGATTGCTCCTAAACATATGAGCAGTGAAACAGCCCTAGAAATCACTAATGAATTTGAAAACACAATGCTTTTCAAATCAGAGAAGGAAATGTTTGATGTATTCTTTCAACTCATTGAAGATGCTGATGTATTGACTGGCTGGAACTCAGAGGGCTATGATATTCCCTATATGGTCAATCGTGTTACACGTGTGATGAGTAAAGATGACACACGCAAGTTCTGCTTGATGGGTCAATTACCTAAAGCACGTGAATACGAACGATTCGGTAAGAGTGAAACAACTTATGACTTAGTAGGTCGTATTCACTTGGACTATCTACAGTTGTACAAAAAGTATAACTATGAATCACGCCACAGTTATAAACTAGATTCTATCGGTGAGATGGAAGTCGGTGAAAACAAAACTCAATATGAAGGTACTCTTGACCAATTGTATAACAAAGACTTTAAAAAGTTCATTGAGTACAACAGACAGGATACTATGTTGTTGGTGAAGATTCACAACAAACTTAAGTTTTTAGAATTAGCTAATCAACTTGCACACGAAAACACTGTACTGCTTCCAACAGTAATGGGTTCGGTTGCAATGATTGAGATGGCAATTTTTAATGAGGCTCACGAACGTGGGCTTGTTGTTCCAGATAAAAAACGAAAGGTTGAAAATGAAGAAGAAATCCAGCAGGCAGCAGGTGCCTTTGTTGCTACGCCGAAAAGAGGAATGCACGAATATGTCGGCGCAGTTGACATTAACTCGCTCTATCCCTCGGTTATTCGAGCCCTTAACATGGGCGGAGAAACCATCGTTGCTCAAATCAGACAGACAATCACAGACCAGTATATGAAAGATAAGGGCCTTCGACTAGCAAGTGAGAAGAAACGCTATAAAGAAGGTGACGATGATGTGACTGGTGCTATTCTATGGGAGAATCTATTTGGTGCATTAGAGTATACTGCGATTATGAACCAAGAACGTGGCACTATGCTTACAGTTGACTTTGAAGATGGTCGTACTGAAGAAATGAGTGCGGCAGAAGTTTGGAAGATGATATTTGACAGTCACAAGCCCTGGATGCTTAGTGCTAATGGTACAATCTTTACTTATGAAAAAGAAGGCATTGTTCCTGGTCTACTAACACGCTGGTACTCAGACCGTAAAGAAATGCAGAAGAAGTTAAAAGAAGCAACTACTACTGAGGATAGAGAATACTGGGACAAGCGACAACTTGTTCGTAAGATTTTATTGAACTCAGCATATGGTGCATTGTTGAATGAACATTGTCGTTTCTATGATAAGCGTATTGGTCAAAGTGTTACTTTATCTGGTCGTCAGATTGTTCGTCATATGATGAGTACCATCAATGAATCAGTTGAAGGTACTTATTCACACGAAGGCAATGCAATTGTATATGGTGATACTGATAGTTGTTACTTCACTGCTTATCCTACACTCAAGCCACAGATTGATAAAGGTGAATTAGTATGGGACAAAGAACTTTGTATCGGACTATACGATAGTATTGCTGACCAAGCTAATGAAAGTTTCCCATCATTTATGGAGAAGGCATTTCACGCTCCTCGTAAGAACGGTGAGATTATCAAAGCTGGTCGTGAACTAATTGGTGATCGTGCTATCTTTATTGTTAAGAAGCGTTATGCTATTAACATCTTTGACAAAGAAGGTAAGCGTAAAGATAAAGATGGTAAGCTTGGTGATATCAAAGCTATGGGTCTTGATTTAAAACGTGCTGACACTCCTAAATACATACAAGAATTCTTAATGAATGTATTGCAAATGGTTCTGCAACAAGGTAAAGGTCGTGAGGAAGTTATTGAAGCTATCAAAGACTTTAAACGAGTATTGACTGCACAAGATAGTTGGACTAAAGGTTCTCCTAAAGGTGTGAACAAACTCACAATGTACGGAGACTTAGAAGCTAAGAGCAGTACTGGTCGTGCTAATATGCCCGGTCACGTTCGTGCGGCATTGAACTACAACTACTTGCGTAGAGTTAACAGTGACAATTATAGTCAGAAGATTATTGATGGAATGAAGGTAGTAGTATGTAAACTTAAACCCAATCCATTAGGCTTTACCAGTGTCGCATATCCAGTTGACGAATTACGATTGCCAAAATGGTTCACAGAGTTACCATTTGATGACCAAGCAATGGAACAAACATTGGTTGATGAAAAGATTGATAACTTGTTGGGAGTACTTGGTTGGGATATTCGTAGTAGCACAGATACTAACAGTACATTCGATGATTTGTTTAGCTTCGGGTAAATTGCTATTGCATTACGCAATAAAATATAATATAATAGATAACATAAACTGCCTAAATAGGTATACAAAGGAAAAACATGAAAGATTATTTACAAGATTTAATTACACACACAAACGGTCTAGGAGATGTAGACTTAATTAAAGTTTCAGGTACTGATACTGAGACAAACATCAATGCAATTTCAGAAAAGAAAACTGTTATTGTATCAGGTGTATTGAATAGCCCAATCGCTGACTTCATCGGTGTTTTCGGTATGCCTAACTTAACTAAACTCAAAACTATTCTTGGTTTTGATGACTATGATGAACACGCTAAAATCTCTGTATTACGTACCAATCGTGATGGTGTCGATGTACCTAGTACTATTCACTTTGAAACAAAAGATGGTTCATTTGTTAATGACTATCGTTTGATGACTAAATCAATTGTAGAAGAAAAAGTTAAAAGTGTTACATTCAAAGGTACTACTTGGAATGTTGAGTTTGAACCTACTATTGCAGGCATTCAGCGACTAAAGAAACAAGCAAGTGCTAACAGTGAAGAAGAACATTTTACATTTTCAACAGTTAACGGTGACTTGAAAGTTAATTTTGGTGATCCATCAACTCACAGTGGTAACTTTGTATTTCAACCAGGTGTTACTGGTTCATTAAACAAAGCTTGGAACTGGCCAGTTAAAGTGTTCTTAGCTATTATGGACTTGCCAGGTGACAAGAAAGTTCGTATCGCTGATGCGGGTGCGACTGAGATTACAGTAGATTCAGGTCTGGCTACATACACATATCTATTGCCTGCTAACGCAAAATGATTAAGAGCATACACTCTAGTAGTCCATTCTTAACTGTATCAGGTGGAAATCCTGGATCAACTTATATTGGCAACTATAGCAATGCGCCCGGTGTAGGCAATATGCGATATAATCCTAATAATCAGAACATAGAAGTGTATGATGGCAGTACTTGGATTATCCTTTCAGCGCATCACGCTAATATAAACTTAAGTGATGAGGCAGTTAGTCTGTTAGAGTGGGCACGAAAAAAGCGTAATGAGGAACTTGAACGTGAACGATTAGCAGAAACTAGTCCAGCTATCAAAGACCTTGTTAATCAAATCAAAGACAAAGAAGAACAAATTAAAATTGTTCAAACATTGTTAAAAGAAGAAGTAAAAGTTTAATGGAACAAGACAATCTATCACAAAAACAAAACCCAGATTGGGCATTGTTTTTACCCGCAGTCAGTAGTTTCTATATTGCTGGCTTGGGTAAACAACGTAAAGGTGAACAATACTTTGATCCTGCACGTATTCCTGCACAATTTAATGGTGATGTTGAGAAATTAAACTTTCTTAATAGTAAAGAAGGTCTCTACTATTACAAATGGGGACTGTACTCTGCTGGTCACGCAAACTTAGATACTACTAAAAACGATCCTAGTGAAAGTATCATTAGAGAACGTGAGGCTGGAACGTTTATGTTAGGTGACAGTGGTGGGTTTCAGATTCTTAAAGGTCAATGGCCAGCTGATTGGAAGGATCCTAATTGCCCTAAAGCTATGATAAAGCGTAAAGCTGTATTGAACTGGATGGATACATATATGGACTATGGTATGGTCCTTGATATCCCTTCACAATCACTAACTACCTTTCATATGAAGGATCCTAAAACAGTTGAGAAAGATTCAGAGGGTAAACCAATTCCAGGAACTGGAAAAAGTCTTCACGGTATCAGTACTATTGAAGAAGCTATCAGTGCTACCCACATTAATAACGAATACTTTATTAACAATCGCAATGGTAAATGTAAGTTCTTAAATGTATTACAAGGTCGTACACATAAACAAAGTGACGATTGGTATGCTGAGATGAAAAAGTATTGTGATCCAAATATCTATCCAGATAATCATTTTAATGGTTGGGCATTCGGTGGTCAGAATAAGATTGATGTTCATTTGATGTTAACACGTATGGTTGATATTATCTATGATGGTTTACTGGTAGAAGGTAAACACGACTTGATTCACTGTTTGGGTACAAGTATCTTAGAGTATGCTGTATTGTTTACTGATATTCAGAAAGCTATTCGCAAGTATCATAACCCTAAACTACAGATTACATTTGATTGTGCAAGCCCATTCTTTAGTGCGGCTAAAGGTTTAGCATATTTCAATACAAGCATTGAGCATAATAAGAAATGGTCATACAGTATGGAAAAGACTGCTGAAAAGAAAAGTTATGCTAATGATAATCGTAAATATCGTGATGCTGTATTGGCTGAAGGCATCCATAAAATCTTTACAGATAGTCCAGTAACTGATAAACTAGTGCTTAAGGATATGTGTTATCGTGGTCAAGGATTTATTGGTCAGCACGGTAAAGAAACTAAAACTAGTTGGGATACATTGAGTTATACATTGATTCAAAGTCATAACGTTTGGATGCATATGAATGCAGTACAAGAAGCCAATCGTCAATATGAGCAAGGTGTAGTACCTAAAATGTTGATGAATGAACAGTTTGAACGTGTATTGTTTAAGGATGTTATTGATGAAATATTCAGTAAGAAAACTAAACAGGAAAGTATTGATTTAATTAATCAAAACAGTAGACTATGGATGCAGTTTCAATCAGGTAGTCAAGGTATCAGTGGTAAGAAAACAATGAATGCATTAACAATGTTTGACCAATTATTTGATGTGCAAGATGACGTAGAATTTGAAGAAGTCATAGAAGATAGTGACGATGAAATTTCTAAAATATTAGGAGAATAATATGCCATATAAAAGTCGTATTAAAACACTAGAAGAATCAATTAGATTGTTAGACAATCAACTTTTTCAATTAGAAAAAACTGGTTCTACTGATACCAAAAGATTAAATGAGCTAAAAGAAACTAAAGATAAGTATTCCAAAGAAGTGCGATTAATGATTAGAGCACAATGGGACAATGACCATAACACTGTAGATTTCGGAGATGACAGATGATAGAACAACAAACACAAGCATTGGCTGAAAAACGTCAAAGAATTAAAGACAAAGCAGTACGTACAATTTTTGTTCGCTTTCAAAAAGAAGGCATTCATATGTACCCGGCTGCGGCAACTGACCCTGCTCTCGCTACTGGCGATGAGTATGATGTTAGTTTTTTAGGAACTCCACATCGTCACATTTTTCACTTTGAAGTGACGATTGAAGTATTTCACAACGACAGGGATATTGAATTCATTCAATTTAAACGCTGGTTAGAGAATCTCTATAAAGGCGGCACACTTGAATTGAATTACAAGAGTTGTGAGATGATTAGTGATGACCTCTATGAGCAAATCTCTACTCGCTATCCCGACCGTAACATCGTTATTCAAGTATCAGAAGATAATGAGAACGGTGCAACAATCGTGTATAACACACATCAACCTTATCAATCACTCGCTATTTAAAGGAATTAATAAAATGGCAAAAAATCAATATCAATCTAATCCTCGTGTTAATCAAATTTTTGAGGACCTTGAGAACTACTTGACATTCTGTCAAGATTTTGGTTACAAGTTTGACGAATCAACACTGTACGATATGCGTAGTTTTGCATATCGCCAATTTACGAAAGCTGTCACTGGCAAGTGGGCTAAAGATCAATGGGCAGAGGATACTCGACCATGAAAGTAGTATTAATTACAGGTGGATTTGATCCACTACATAGTGGGCATATTGCATATATTAATGCGGCTAAAAAATTAGGGGATATGCTAGTCATTGGGCTTAACAGCGATGCTTGGTTATCTCGCAAAAAAGGTAGACCATTCTTGCCATTGGGTGAGCGTGTAGCAGTAACTTCTGCATTAGATACACCTAATGCATTGCTATTGTTTGATGATAGTGAT